GGTTCAGGTGGATTACTAGGTATTCAAGAGACTGGTCCACAACCAACAGAGCAAGCATACAGAGATCCATTCCAAACAGGGAGATTTAGATAATGGGCGGTTCACCAAGAAGATCAAAGCCAGCTCCAAGAGTAGAAGAAGCTCCACCAGAAACAGCAAGACAAGAAGTGGCTAAGACTACTGCACCTTCTTTAACAAAAGATCCCAGTATTAAAAGAACAAGAAGCAGAACCCGTGGTGGACTAACATTAAGTTTTACAGCAGTTGATGATGAACAAGGTAATGCACGAGCATCAGGTAGCCTTGGTGGTATCAGAAACCCACTAGGGGGAGATAGAAGATGACACATATTCGTAACCCTAAGTACAGAGACTTAGATCAATCACAAGTGGAGACAAACTAATGCCAGGACTTTATGATAATATAAACAAAAGAAAAAAAGCAGGAACTTCTCGTTCAAAGAAAAATTCTACCATTAGTAAAGAAGCCTACGATAATATGAAAAAAGGTTTCCCTAAGAAAAGAAAAAGAAAAGGTTTGATGGATTAATGCCATTTAGTTTTTTTAAAATGTCCGCTTCCCAGAAGCCTACTGGTGCATACAGTAGACCAAGAACTGGTAGTTCTTATACTTCAAGGAAAATTTATAAAACGGATGAAAAAGGTAGACGTGTAGTTGCAGGGACAACAGTTGGAACCTATGACAAAAGACAAGATAAGATAGTCTACAAGTATAGACCTGTAGTCGAAAGACCAAAGCCTACTATGTCTAATTTTTTAGCGTCTTTGTTCAAGCCAGCCATAGACAGAAAAATAGCTGGAAAGATTGCGGAAGAATCAAGAGCGATGGGCGGCAGGCTTGAAAAAGATGACACTGTAACTATACCATTTAAAGGCACGACACCACCGACAAGGGAAGAAATAAAAAAATACCAAGCATTATCAGATGAAGCTAGAAAAAAAGAAGAAAAGAAACCCTCTCGCTTTGGGGATCTGGGAATGCCAGAATTAAAACCATTCGCGTTTGACCAAGGCTTAATGGGATCTGGCACAGATATTAGCCAACAAATAGATAAGTTATTTAACCCTGGTAATTTAACGTTAAAAAATTTGAGGTTTAACAGTGGTCGCTAAAAAATATCAAAATCCAGAAGGTGGACTTAACGAAGCTGGCAGAAAATACTTTAAGAACAAAGAAGGTTCTAATCTAAAAGCTCCACAGAAGTCAGGTACAGATGGTAGACGTGTTAGCTTTGCGGCACGATTTGCTGGTATGAAGGGACCTATGAAAGATAGTAAGGGTAGACCGACAAGGCTTGCATTAGCACTCAAGGCTTGGGGATTTAGAAGCAAAGAAAGTGCTAGAAATTTTGCACAAAGGAATAAAAAATCATGATGAGACTAGATGCAAGACAAGTAATGGATAGATCTAAGAAAGCCTTTGGCAGAAAAGATCTATGGAGAACAGTATATGAGGATTGCTATAGATATGCTTTACCTCAAAGAAATTTATATGACGGATACTACGAAGGTCATGTACCAGGTCAGAATAAAATGAACATGGTATTTGACAGTACAGCTATTCATTCCACTCAAAGGTTCGCTAATCGAATCCAATCAGGCTTGTTCCCTCCCTACAAGAAGTGGTGCAGATTAGAACCTGGGGATGATATTCCACCAGAGAGAAGAGCAGAAGTACAACAAGCACTTGATATTTACCTCGACAAGATGTTTACAGTTCTTCGTCAGTCAAACTTTGATTTGGCTATCGGAGAGTTTCTGCTCGACCTCTGTGTAGGAACAGCGGTTATGTTAGTACAAGAAGGTGATGACATTAACCCAATTAAATTTACAGCAATACCACAATACCTAATAGCATTAGAAGAAGGTCCAAGTGGTACAGTTGATAATGTGTATCGTAAATACAAACTAAGAGTTGAGGCTATTCAAAGAGAGTTCCCTGATGCAGAGATGCCTTCATCATTATTAAAGTTGATGGAAAGCAAACCTCAAGAGCAAATAGAACTAACAGAAGCTGTGATATTAGATCCAGAAAGAAAAGACTTCTGCTATCATTTAGTCTATGAAAAAACAGGTGAAGAGTTAATCTACAGAAGAATGAATGAAACACCTTGGGTTGTATCACGTTATATGAAAGTAGCTGGTGAAGTATTTGGTAGAGGACCATTGGTAACTGCTATTCCAGATATTAAAACACTAAACAAAACATTAGAGCTACTGCTAAAGAATGCATCTATCGCTTGTGCTGGAGTATACACAGCGGCAGATGATGGTGTTATCAATCCATCAAACATCAGAATTACACCTGGTTCTATTATACCAGTTGCTAGGAATGGTGGACCACAAGGTGCATCACTAGCACCATTACCACGTTCTGGTGATTTTAATGTATCACAAATTGTTATTAACGATCTAAGAATGAATATTAAGAAAACATTGTTGGATGATACATTACCGCCTGATAATATGTCAGCTCGTTCTGCTACTGAGATTGTAGAAAGAATGAAAGAACTAGCACAGAATATGGGTTCTGCATTTGGTAGATTGATTACAGAAACAATGGTTCCTATTGTAACCAGAGTATTATCTATTATGGATAAGAAAGGATTAATACAATTACCATTGAGAGTTAATGGACTAGAAGTTAAGGTAGTACCAATCAGTCCACTAGCCAAAGCACAGAACTTAGAGGAGATAAATGAAATAATGCAGTTCGTACAAATCGCAGGTTCGTTAGGACCTGGTGGTATTGCAGAGATGAAGCCAGATCTTATTGCTACTTATATTGGTGATAAGTTAGGTATCCCATCATCACTGAGAACAACACCACAAGAAAAGCAGGCTATCATACAGCAAAGTATGCAGATGGCTATGCAAGGTCAGGGCATGGGACCACAAGGTCAGCCAAGTCCTGAAGGACCACCTATGGAAGAACCAGCAAGTGCAATGGCTGATGAGGTTAGTGCATGAGCAGAAATGGGTGGGATGGCATAGAGGTTTTAGACGAAACCCCTATGAACATACTAGATGACCAGTATTCTATTGATAAATCTTTTGCTAGAACATTTGAGACCGAACAAGGTCAAAAGGTTTTAGAGTTTCTCATTAGTAAAACGTTAGCACAGCCTACTTGGATTCCTGGTAGTGAAACAAGTTTTGGTTATGCACGAGAAGGTCAGAATAGTATAATTAGAGAAATTCAAATGAGAATAGCGAGGGCGAAAAAATGAATGACGAAAAAGAAATATTACAAGATGGTTTAATGGCAGATGCGGCACCTGTCTCAGAAGAGGAAAAAGAAATTGATCCTACTGAAGTAGAGATACCACATCTTGTAGAAGATCAACCTGATCCAGAGCCAGTAGCCAAAGAGGCATTGGTTAAACCAGAATACTTAGAGGATAAGTTCTGGGATGCAGAAGATGGAGTAAAGGTAGAAGATCTAAACAATTCTTATAAAGAACTGCAAAAACAATTCTCAATGGGTAAACACAAAGCACCAGCAGAATATGATTTATCTGCTTTTGATGGTATTGATGTTGATGAAGATCCATTGGCTAAAGAATTTGTTGATTGGGCAAACGAGAATAAACCAACACAAGAAGCGTTTGATAAACTTGTTGGTAAGTTCAGAGAGTTAGCCGAAGTTCAAGAACAAGCAAGTTCTATTAACATAGAAGAAGAAACAGCAAAGCTAGGACCTAACGCTCCACAGATTATCAATGGTATGAGACAGTGGGCACAAGGATTAGTAGCTAAAGGTGTTTGGTCAGAGGATGACTTTGAAGAATTTAAAGTTGCAGGTGCTACAGCTAATGGTATCAATATGATTAATAAACTAAGAAGATACTATGGTGAGCAACAAATACCGACAGCAACTGTAGATATGGATGGTATGCCAAGTAGAGATGAACTCTATGAGTTGGTAGCAAGTCCAGAATACAAGTCTGATCCTAACTTCAGAAGAAAAGTAGAGCAACAATTTGCTAGAGCATTTCCTGGAGTGGCGACCTCGACTGGCGATATTTAAATAGTTCTTGTATTTATTCTAAAAATATCTTATCCTATTAGCGAGATAACGAATGTCCTATTCGCCTCTGGCTGGTGTGGAAGTACATCATTTTTTAGCCGAGGTTTCCCTCGATAACTAAAGTAACTATAATATTAATTTGTGTTAAACAAGGAGTAAACTATGGCACAGTCAATTACTAATGCTTTCGTTACTTTGTTTGATGCCGAGGTTAAACAAGCATATCAAGCAGAATCAGTTCTACTTAATGCTGTTAGGCTAAGACAAGGTGTACAAGGCAACACTTACAAGTTTCCTAAACTTGGTAAAGGAAGTGCGACTGCTAGAATTCCTCAGACAGATGTAACTCCACTAAACGTAACTTACTCACAAGTAACTGCGACAATGGAAGATTACAATGCGGCTGAGTATTCAGACATTTTCCACCAAGCTAAGGTGAACTTCGACGAAAGGTCAGAACTAGTTCAAGTAGTTTCTAAAGCTATTGGACGTAGAATGGACCAATTAATTATTGATGCACTAGATGCAGAAGCATCTCCATCAACAGTAGCTAACACAGTTGTTACATCAGGAACAGCAACTGCTTCAAACCTAAACGTTGGTAAACTAATTGCCGCTAAAAAAGCATTAGACGCTAACAACGTTCCGTTTGATGACAGACACATTGTTATCCATGCTAACTCACTGGCTGGTCTACTAGGTGATGAAAGAGCTGTTTCAGGCGACTTCGCATCAATCAAGGCTCTTGTTTCAGGAGAAATCAATACATTCCTAGGTTTCAATTTCCATGTACTTGGAGATAGAGACGAAGGTGGTTTGTCTATTGATGGCTCAAGCGACAGGAAAGTTTTCGCATTCCATAGATCAGCTTTAGGTATGGCTGTTAATATGGCACAAAAAACTGAAATCAACTATATCCCAGAAAAAACTTCTTTCTTGGTTAATAGTATGTTCTCAGCTGGTGCTATTTCTATTGATGGCGAAGGCATTGTAGAAATCACTTGTAGAGAATCATAGGAGGATATTATGGCTTATAGTTCAACAAACTTACAACCGATAGGTGGTCAAGCTAAAGCTGGTAATGCTCCTCAAATGTGGGCATACACAGCTCCAGGCACAGATGCAATAGCTAATGTTATTGCTTCAGGTTACTTCAATGACGCTTCAGGCGTACTAAAAGTTGGAGACCTAATCTATGTTTGGGACAGCTCAGTACCAACAGGTAGCCTAGTGATTGTTATTTCTAACGCTTCTGGAGTAGTTGATACTACAGATGCTACAGCTCTAACAGTAACAGACGGCACATAATCAACCGAGGGGACTTCGGTCCCCTCAACTTTAAGAGGGCATAATGGCAAGTGGTGATTCAAATATTACAATCTGTAATCAAGCCTTGAATTTATTAGGTGCAGATGTTATATCTTCATTTTCAGACACAAGTAATGATGCCGCTACAGTATGCAACAATATCTACGACACAATCAAGAAACAAACATTATCATTGTACCCATGGTCATTCGCATTGACCAAAGTACAATTAGCAAGGTCCTCAACTACTCCCATTAACGAGTGGTCATATCAGTATGACTTACCTGCAACAGCAGTAAGTGGAACACCTTTGCAAGTTTACAATTCAAGTGCAACCAGAGTGTTGCCAATACAAAACTATGAATTACTCTATACAGCTAGTGGTCCAACCATAGCTACTAATGAATCCAGTATTTATATAGATTATGTCACATCAGGTATATCAGAAGGTTTGATGCCTTCATACTTTGTTCAACTCTTAGTTTATATGATGGCTTGGCATTTAGCTGAACCTGTTACCGACCAAACAACCAAAGCAGATTATTGGAGAACAGTTGCTTTAGGTGGTATGGCAGAGAATGGTAGAGGTGGTTACTTCCGACAAGCTATGAATATAGATGGCAGAGGCAAACCTAATTACGCTATAGTAGATTTCCCATTAGCTGATGTAAGGTGATGCTATGAGCAGAGCTGTTACCATCCAAACAAATTTTACAACAGGTGAAGTTGATCCATTGCTAAGATCAAGGATTGATATTAACCAGTACACTAATGCACTAGATAAAGCACGGAATGTTTTAATACAGCCACAAGGTGGTTTAGAAAGACGACCAGGATTACAATACATAGATGAAATACCAAGTGCCGCTAGTCCACAAAATGGCACACGTCTTATAGCATTTGAATTTTCTACTACACAAAGTTATATGCTGTTGTTTGTTAATAACAGAATGTATGTGTACAAAGACAAAGCATTAGTAACAAATATTAATGGTAG